CATCGCCCACGACATAGGCAACGCCGTTGCGCTCCTCGTAGCGAACGCTGGTGATGTCGCCGACCGCCTCGGGCCGCGTGGGCTTGCCGTCCTTCTCGTGTTCGATGACGAGTTTCGGACGCGAGCCACGCGAGATGAACTTGCCCGTGCGGGAAACGATGTCCTTCACGCGGCCATTGTCGTACTGCTGCATGGCCTCGTCCTCGTCCGAGTCAATGGACGGATCGAAGCCCATGAACAACTCGAGGTTCTTGATGCGAACCTTGCCTTCCGGGGTGTTCTCGACGGTGTGGGATGCTGCCACGCTCACCGCTCCTTCCGGCCCTTGCCGAAGTAGAAGCGATCCTCGACGGCGAAGGTGTCGGGCGCGCCGGGGCGGGAGTGCGGCATCTTGTTGAAATCCACATTCACAACCCCCCAATGTTCCGCAGGGCCGTCCTCATCGGCCGGATACTGAACTTCCCGCGCTGTAATCGCAGATTCGGGAACTCCACTCTGCTTCATCGCTCCGCGCAGTTTGGAAACGAGTTCCGTGGCCTTGCCCTTCTGATTTCGGAACGAAATCGTTCCAACACCGAAACGATTCGACACATTGACTTCATCAGGCCGGAAACCGAAACGGGTAATGAGCGACTTCAATCGCGCCGTAAAATCTTCACTTGCCATTCTTCACCTCCACATTCCAGTAGCGTCCCGTCGTAGCGACAGGACTGGTTGCGCTGTATCCCTTGGTCGATGCACGCCGCCCGAAGTCTCGGGCAAGGTCGGCATCCTCGAACGAAATCACGAGCGTATCGCTGCCGACCTGAACCGCACGCCATCCGCCCTCAGGCATCACCTTCGCGGAGAGCAGTTTGCCGAGCATGGGCGACTTGCTCGCCTCTGCAAAGTTGCCACGGTCAAGGCTGGATGCGTCGAACTTGTCGGGCGAGCCGGGGCGGGAGAATGACGCGCGGTCAAGTTGCTGAAGCATTCCTCGCAGATCTTTCATGTCTCGGCCAAGGCGAAGCCATGATGAAACCGCAACTTCATTGGCGCGTCCAACTTCGTGATTGAATCGCAGAGCGTCGGTCTTGTTGCCCTGCTGCTTCATCCGGCGTTCCGCTGCGGTATTGTCGGCATAATCCAAAAGCGCCCGCTGAAGCGCATCGCGGGTAGCACCCTTCGGAATGTCGGAGATGAACCGATTGATAGCCGAGGCAACATCACTCGCCGCAAACTCCTCCGGCTGCTCGTTCTTGTCCTTCGGCACGCAGTTCGGCACGGTGCGACCGTCCTTCTGCTTCGTGCCGACAGGCTCGTAGCCCTCCCAACACGCATCCTCAAGGCCGAACCGCGCGGGCTGGCCGGGGCGGGAGAAGCGAGTGTACGGCTTGGAAAGATCAAGGATCTGCACGCGAAACGAATGCCATCCGTCCTTCGCCGCTCGTCGCTTGATTTCGTCCATCTGCGCGGGGGTCTTGGCCTTCGTTGAAAGAACTTTTTCGTGAAGTCGATCAGTCTCGCCCTTCGGAAGTCCCCAAAGCACATACTCCTTTTCAAACCGCTCGGGATGGCCGGGCTTGCCAAAGTAGAACCGATCCTCTGTCTTGTTGGTCATCGTTTGAATCCGGGGTCGGGGTACAGGCCGCGATCAATGATCTGCTGACGCTTCGCGTTATACCGCGCGAGAGCAGCACGGTCTAGCGTTTCGTCCTTCCGCACGAACCCCATCTCTCGCGCCTCGTCAAAGGTCACGGGTGTCAGCGCGCCTCGACAGTTGAAGCCGTTCGGCGGCACTAGCCCCTGCCGCTTGAAGTCCGCAGCCGTCGCTATGTAGCCGTCCATCTGCCAATGCGCGCCCGGGTTCCTGCTGTCGCCCTTCCGGCGGTACACGCCACCGGGTGCGCCGCGCGTCCTGCTGTCGTGGATCTCGACCAAGCGCAGCAGGGGAGCCCATGAAGCCACGGCAGGCTTGTCCATCACATCGGCGGTGGCCTCGTTGTAGGCCGATGCTGTGTTGGTTCGATAGACCGTTTCCAGTCGCGCCGTGGTCATCCCGATGATGCCTTCGACCTGCGCCCTCCGAATAAAGGAAGATAAACTTCCACTTTTTAGCCCCTGCGGCATCGCGCTGGTTTCGATGCTGCGGGCGATCAGGTCTTTCAGTCGCTTCGCCTGCGCCGCCGTAGCGCCCTTGACGCGGAACGAGCCGTCGAGCGTGGCCCGCAACGCCTCCAATCGCTTGGTCAAGTCGCGTAGGGCCGTTCGGCTCTCGGTGCGTGCGATGCGGTCGGCGAGCCGCTGCATCTCGCTCCGGATGCGCCGTGTCTCCGTCCACGATCGCGGTACGCGCCGCCGGAACGCACGCAGAGCTTCCCAGAACACGCCCGGAGTAAATCCGGCGTTCCAGTCATCGTCCGCGAAACGATCCGGCTTCTCGTCCGGCCATTCCTCCGGCTCCCACTCGTTTCCCTGCGCCTTCGTGGCCGCGTAGGCCCGCGCCTGCCCCGCTAGCACGGTCAGCGTCAGCACTTGGCCCAACGCCTCGCCGTACCGCTCCCACGCCTCCTCGGCCTCCTCCGGCTCCTCGCGCACCTGTGCCGCTAGGGCTGCGCGATACCAGCGGGAAACTTCCCGCAGGCCGCGCCGATAGATGCGGTCGAACTCGGTCACTTGCGGCGGCGGGTCTTGCTGGCCTTTGCCTTACGCCCACGCTTCGCGGCGGTGGTCTTGCGACCCTTCTTTGCGTGCAGTTCGCCGCGCCGCTTCATGGATAGCGCGATAGCCACGGCCTGATCCTGCGGGTAACCCTCGTCGCGCAGTAGCGCGATCTTGCGGCTCACGGCATCGTCCTTCGCGGCGTTCGCGTCCTTGCCTTCGGCGCGGTCGAGTTCCTTGTCCTTGCGCTTGGCCCACGCCTTGCCGGGGTCACCGCCCCACAGCAGCCACGCGATGTACCCCGCCGAATCCTCGCCCCAACCCTCGCCCTGCTTGTCCACCTCGTGCCGTGCGAAATATGAGTGCATTCTCCTTACGGTGGACGGCGAGAGCGTCTTGCGGTTCGACAGGTCGCGCGCGCGAGCCACGCCGACCTCCGTGCCGCCCCTGCCGTGCTTCTTCCGCAGTTCCAGCCCGCGACGGGCCGCGCTCGCCATCTCCTCGGTCGGAGTCAAATCGACATCCGACAGCGCGAACTTGTCCTTGCCGAACGGTGTCGGCTCGTCGCCCTCCGGCTCGCTCTCCGGCCCCATCGGGGGCAGATCCAGCCCCGGCATCCCGCCCATGCCGCCCTCGGCGGGAGCCTGAAGCACCGACTCGTCATCCTCCGGCTCGGCCAGTCCAAGCACCTTGCGAGCCTCGCGCTCGGACACGCGGCCACCCAACTTCGTGAAGGCTTCGATGGCCTTCATGTACTCGTCGGGGTTCGGCTTGCTCACGCTGAACGAGAACTGCGGTGGCGTACCGTCATCGCCGAAGTTGAAGCGATAGAGCGGCGTGACGATTTCGCGCGTGATCGTTTCGGCCAGCGCGTTGGCGACATAGGTCATCTGCCGATTGAGCGTCTGCGCGTGCTGGTCGCCAATGCTTGAACCGAGGCCCGTCGAAACGGCCTGCGAACTGCCCGTCTGACCAAGGATCACTTCCTTGATGTTCTCGGTAAGATACTCCACCATCTTTGCGAACGCTTCGGCATTGCCGCCGTTCGGCTCAAGGATCTTGATGTCGTAGCCCGCGTCCGTGCCGTCGCCGTTGCGGGGAATCAGAACCGAGACATCGCCGAGAAGGTTCTGCATGGCCGATTCCATGTCGGACTTCGCGGCATCGTTCCCGACCGGGTAGTTGCCGATGCGGATGCCCATGCTGTACCGCTCGATATAGGTCGCCCAATTCTGTAGCGCGGCCTGCTTCAGCGACCAGTAGTACCACACGAGGTCGCGCATACCGCGACCGAGGTAGGCGTTCTCGGCCTCGTAGGGATCGTCAAAGTCAACGCCCTGCGGCTGGAAGGTGTGAAGTGCAATCGTGCTGCGCTGCTCGTCATCCAGCGGCAGGACGCGGCTATCCCACCCAATGACCGTGCCGTTGATCTTGTCCGTGTCCGGGGCCGCACCGCCGATGGTCTGCGTGTAGTAGCGCGGGCCGACCTTGAGGCCGAGTTGGCCGAGTTCGGTCATGGTCAGGCTGTCGCCGTGGATCGGCAACCAGTCCCGCATATAGACCGTTTCGCCGTGCTTGCCGAACACCATGTTCACCGCCGAACGCCCGTACCAAAGCGCATCCAGCAGATGCCGCATCAGGTCGGTGAATCGCGGGGTGTTCTTCAAGAGTTTCTCAATGAACGCGGCCTGCTCGGTTGCGTCCTCGTCGCCCTGCATATCGGCGGGGCATTGCACGGCCCACTCGCTGCAAGCGACCGACAGTTGCAGCATGGTGAGCGGCCCCATGATGTCGGGGTCGTAGCGCATCTGCCGCTGGAGGTTCCGATCCTTGCGGAACGCCAGCGAACCCTGCCGGAGAATCTTGTTGACCGACAGGTAGTAAGAACGCTGCATCTCCACCGGGGTGACGAGTGCCTGAAACACGGGTGCTGCTCGCACCATGTCTGCGCCCTGCGTGGTAGTTGCTTCGCTCATGTTCTCGTTCATGGGTTGTTTCCGTAAAGTCGCCACAACTTCGGCCTGTTGCTTGTGACGGTGGTTGGTTTCGCTTGTGGATCGTAACGGCGTGTGCGACCATGTTCTAGGAGATCCACCACCGCATCCACGGTGTCATCATGCTCGGCAGCAGGGAAAGCGACCATTTCGTCACGGATTGGCTCCTGCGTCGGTTCGATCCGGCCATCCGCTCTGCATCGCAGCCGGAGCCTGCCCTGCTCGACCATCGGCTGCGCCTCGCTCGCCCGCACCACCTTGTCCTTCGTCCGGGTCAGCCGTTGGATCGGAATGCGGGTGACGGTCGCGAGTTGTTGGCAGAGGCCCGCCTGCGGGCCGTTGCCCTCGGCGAGGATCAGGGACGCGGATAGCCGCTCGCAGGCATCGACGGCACGGCGCATGAACTCGGGGAAGGTGGCCTGAACGCGAATGCACTCCAACACCCACACATTCGATTCCCGGTCGATGAGGGCGATGACGCAAACGCTGTAGTCGCCGCGCTCGCCGCGCTTCTCGGTAAAGGCCCAGTCGATGGCCGCGATGACGCGCCCATTGCCTCGAGCAGCTTCGGGCGGATCAACGGGGTACAGCCCTGCCTCGATCCACTCGGGCCGGAAGATCAGCGCATCGTCCGACACAGGCACGAGTTCGTAGGCGCGGGCGTAGCCGAGCGGCCCCATCTCGCGCCGCTGCGCCGTCAGCACCTCCTGCGTGAACACCTCGGCCCACGGGCTGTCAAAGCCTCGGCATGGTCGCCAGAACAGCGATCCGTCCTCTTGCGCCTGCCGCTTCCATTCGGAGGTCAGGTCATCGGTGTGGTACGGCGTGAACAGTCGCCATGTACGCGGCCTGCCCGCGCTGAAGTCCCGCATCGGCAGCCAGTTATTCCGCCACGCCTCCTTGACCTTCTCGCGCTCGGCAGGAATCAGGACGGAGTTTCGGAGGTCGCAAACATCGTCCCCGCAGAGGAGGTCGGCACGGCCACCCGCTCGCCCGAAGATGTTCGCCGCCTGCATCGTCGCATCGCGGTGCATGGCCTTGGACTTGACCACGATCTCGTTACTGCCGTCCGTGCCCGCGTCGGGCTTCAGCATCTTGATGTCGGGAAAGACGGCTCGGTAGACATCCGAGCGCATGATCTGCACGACCATGCGGATCTGTTCCTGCGCCTTCGCGACCGTCTGCCCGATGTGCTTGATGCGGATGGCGGGGTTGTTGCCGATCTCCCATGCCTGCCGGATGCCCAACTGCACGGACTTCCCGTGGCCTCGAGGCATCCCAATCGCCGCGTCCCCGTGCTTCGACAGGTGCGCCTGCATCTCGGCGTGAAGCGCGGACTGGTTGAATCCGAGCAGTTCGGCGAAGATGTCCGGGCAAAGCCGCGCCGCCTGAAGGATCGCGTCCGTATCGGGGTCACGCATTGCCGAGCCGCCGGGCGATGATCTCGCGGGCGCGGGCTTGGATTTCCGGGCTGATGACCACGCGCTCGGTCGCCTCGCCCTCCTCGAGTCGTTCCATCTTGTCGAGGGCGATAGCCGTGTTCACGCGATCCCGCGCCATCGCCGCTAGTACCTCGGCGGCTCGCAAACGGTCGCGTGGCTGCGCCATATCGTCGTTCAGGATGCGAGAGCAGACCTCGGGAGCCTGTTGCATCACGGGCTCCGGGATCTGCCACCCGTGCGTAAGGGCACGCTGTAGGAGGCGCATGGCTGACCTCTGACGGGACGGAGGCTCGTCAAGCAGCGGCAGGGTGGGGGCCGATGGCGGCTCGATTGTAGCCTGCGCTGCGGGCTTGGACTGGATTCGCTTGCGTGCCATCTCACGAAATGCTACCGCCCCGGCGCGAGGCCGAGGCGGCAGCCCGAACAGTTCCCCTTGTCCGTCAGTTCTTCTTTCCGGGAATCCATCCCGCGATCTTCGACAGCGGGACGAGATGCCCCGCGATGTAGCCGATGGCAAAGGCAGCGACCGCACCCCACACGCTACCGATCACACTCTCGATGCTCGCAAGCGTCATCATGGTTCAGACTCCTTTCGCGGGAGATTGTACCGACTCCGCGTTCGCTTTGCGCCACGCCGCGTCGAACTCGCGGTCGGCTGCTCGGCGGGCCGCGATGACCTCGCGCAGCCCCTCGGGCTTGGTCTCGTCGAGAGCTGCGACGGCCAGTTCTGCCTCGGCGACCTTCCTGCGTGGTATCCACCCGATAGCCACTCGGATCGCCGTCCCGATGCCCGTGGCGTGGACGAGCCACACGAGGGCCGCCCCCGCCGCCGCGATGGCGACCCACCGGATCAGGCCCGACCACCAAGGCTCGCGGTCTACGACCCCCGGTAGGGCCGTGTGGATCGCCTGCGTGCCTTTGCCGATGGCTACGGCCTCCGTCGCAATCGTCGCCGCGTCAGCCACCACCTCGGGCTGATCGGCCTGCTCGCCGATCCGCAACGCGAGGCGGTGGATCGTGTTCGCCCGCTCGCCGATGCCGTTGGCCTCAACCGCGATCCGCTCGCTCGCGGAGCAGCCGATGAGCAGCAGGCAGGCGATCAGATAGCGAGCATCCATTCGCCCGCGTCCTCATCCCAATACCACGGCCCCCCGGATGGCTGCGGGACAGGAGCTTCCCATCTGCAAGTTGTCTCGTTCAGAACCCACGACGGGAAAGGCTTCGGCGGAATGAATGCATCCCGCGCTAGGTCGTAGGTGTATCCAATTCCCGCGAAGTTCTTTCGGATGCGCCCGTTGTACGAGGTTTGCACCCAAGCACCACCGAGCAGATTCGCACACCACTGCGCTCCGTTGGCCTCCTCGGAATCGGGCACCACGATCACGCGCTGCACAATGTTGTCGGCGTTGATTTCTGCGAAGTGCGCCATGCGTCAACCCGTGAAGGTGAAGGTTCCCGTGCTTGAGAATGTGTGGATCGTATTGCCTCCGACACTCGTGACCGTGCCGCCGCTGCCACGCTGCGCTCCCGCATACGCAACGATCACGATTCCACTGCCGCCCGCGTTGGTGACATCGGTGAATCCATCGCCGCCACCGCCGCCGCCAGTGTTTGCGGTTCCCGACACAGCATTGTTTCCAACATCATCTCCACCCTTTCCGCCACCACCTGTCCCGCCTGTTCCGTCACCACCCGATCCGTAGCCGCCGCCACCGCCACCGCCTCCATAGGTCACGCTTGAGCCGCTGATGCTGTAGGCGGTTCCGTTTCCGCCAGTCGCTCCCGTTTGCGTTGCTCCCGTACCGCTTGCATCTCCACCCGCAACGCTCGCACCGCCACCTCCACCTCCTCGTCGCGGATCGGGACTAGTGCTTCCGGTTCCGAGATTTCCGCGTCCTCCATTGTTTCCCTCTCCGCTCGTCGCAGTTCCTCCGGTGCTTCGATCATTCAGCGTGAATGCACCGCCGCCTCCTCCACCCGATCCTCCATTTTTCCCGTTGGTCGGAGGGAATCCGTAACGACCGCCGCCGCCTCCACCCGTGCAGAAAAGGGTGTCGAACTGCGATGCGTTTCCGGTCGTTCCTTCTGCACTCGCTCCACCGCCTGCGCCGCCTGCACCGACGATGACGGTGTATTGCGTATTCGGTGCGAGGGTAATCGTCGCGGAATATCGAACGCCACCAGCACCACCACCGCCACCCGCAGGCGATCCACCACCACCTCCACCACCCGCAACCACGAGAACTTCTGCGGTGTAGGGGCCGAGGCCCGCGAGCATTCCGGGCCGCTTGACGCGGCGAGGCATCGTATCCCAACGGGTACGCATGGGTCAGATGAAGGTGTAGAACGCGCCCATCGTAGGACTTCCTGCCCCGACAGTGGCCTTGAACTGGAGTGTCACGAACTGCGAGCCGATGGTGTCCACGACGGCGTGAGCGTGCTGGACATTCCCGCTTGCTGCGGTTGCGGGGCTATAGACATTCACGGTCGGCACACCTGTGCCAACGGTGACGCTGCTAAAGAAAAAGGCGTTCGTGCCGTCTACTGAAATGAAAGGCACATTGCCTGCCGTTCCGGTGTAGCCCATCGTCAGGTCGGCCAGCACGGTCGGAACATAAATCTTCACACCGACATTCGCACCCGACCTCTGCACATACCAGTTCCAGCCCACGACGCGAACGCCGACGGCGGTGTAGTTGTTCGCGCCAGCGAACGGAGTGACGCGCAGCAGGCTCGGGTAGTTCGTTCCCGGCGAAAGGATCAGCGCGGACTGGCCGGTTGTGCTAGGCGCGGTCGTGGTCGCTACGGCAGCGTCATACGCCTGCGCGCTCGTCAGCGTGATCGGCCCAACTTCAAAGAGTGCGTTCTGTCCCGTTGTGATGAATGCGTTTGGCATTACGGCTTCCTTTCGAGGCGGTCAATGCGGGCGAGGATGGCTTCGATGCGCGCTCCGAACTCTCGGTCGGTCGCGCTCAATGATCCGATGGTCTTGGCAAGGTCTGCGGTGATCGCGGCCAACTCGGTGATGCGAACTCCCTGCGCGTCGAGCGTAGCGTCGCGCCTGCCGATGGTCAGGAACACGGCTGCGATGCTGCCGAGCAGGACGAGCGTCTGCACGCCCTGAAGGATCGTTTGAACCGACACCGCCTTGCCGAGATTCACTTCTGTGGATTCGCTCATGTCTTGGCCTTTGGACGGGATGGTAGCGGGTGCCGTCGCCATGCCAAAGAGAAAAGGACACGGGCCACCACCGCCGCTGCGTCGGTCACGGTTTCCTCCGCAAGCGAAGGGATCGCCGCGTGGAGGGTCTCGTGGACGGTGACCTCGAGGAGCCGTTGCGCTCGGAGGTTGCGCCGGATTCGGATGGTGGGGTGTGGCCCCGGCGGGTGATCGCAGTCGCCGTCGCGATCCTTCGGCAGCTCGCGTGCCTTGACCATGCGGACGCGCCAACGCCGCCCGTTGATCGTGGCCCGCGTTTCAAGTCGCACGGGTCACCTCGGCGGCGAGGCGGTAGTCCTTCTGCGTCCCGGCGATGTGCAGGCGCATCCACACCGCGCCCTTCGTCTTGGGCGGGATGCCCTTCTCGATGGCCCATCCGCCAAAGCCGTCGCCGTGTTCGTCCTTGTAGGTTCCCACGCGGCAGTGGATCTGCTCGTCAAGCACGACCTCGGCGAGTCCCATGAACTGGCGCACGCGCTCGCGTGCGAGCGGCACGACCCAGTGGTGGTGCGAGTGTCCCGTCACAACAATGTCAGCGTCGGGGTACAGGCTTGCGTGTCGACGGGTATCAAGCACGCCGTGCGTCATCATCGCACCGCCGCCCGCGCCGTGGAAATAGCGCATCTTGAACGAGAAGGTGCCGCCATTCTTCGATACGAGCCGGAACAGCACCCACCCGCCATAGCCGCCGGAGTACACGGGTGCCGGGCCTGCCGCGCTCAACCCGGCGCAAGTGCGCTCGGTCAGGTCAACCTCGTGCCGCTTGGTCACGCTTGTCTCGTGGTTTCCTCTGCCGATGACCACGAACCGATCCTGCCACGGGCTGAAGAACTTGACGGCCTCGCGCACGACCGCATCGAGGTAGTCGCCGCACTGGTACTCGGGTCGCATGGCCGAGCGGTCGGCCCGTGGATCCCACTTTCCTTGGCATACACAGTGGAAGTCGCCGCACGAAATCACCCCTCCCTTGCGCTTCACGACCTCCTTCATGTGCCGCGCTTCCATGTCCTGATCGGTGTGCGCGTTGTCGTGGTGGCGGTCGGAGTCGATCAAGGCCCACCACTCGAACCCGTGCGGCGTGTCGCACAGCATCGTCACCCGGTGGATGTTGCGGCTCAACTTCTCGACCGTCCATTTCGTGCCCGGCGTGATGCCGTCACGCCAGTAGTGATCCTTCAATTGCTCGCGGATGCGTTCCTTGTCGCAGCGTCGGGTCATCATCGCACCTCGTTCAGGAGGAGTTCGACGCGCGGGTTCTTCGCGTCCACGAGTATCACGAGCGGAAGGTGAGTCAGGGCGTTGTCATCGCGGAGCAGGCCCGCGTCTACGAGGCCATCGAACACGGCCTTGAGGCTTGCGAGGCAGTTGTCCTTGTCGCGGCGGCGAGCGTCTCGAGCGAACCAATGCACCTCACAGGTCGCGTCCTTCCACCCACCTTTGACATCGGCCTCGTACATGGCGACCTGTGCGGATGCCCACGCCTCCGTTCGCGCACGCTTCACGGCCTTGAACTTGACGGCCCAATGGCACCGCGCGTTCGGCGAGAGCGTCCGAGCAGGGGTGCCGACCGTGACGGTGAGCGACTCGGCCACGGGTGCATTGTGGCCGTCGCCGTCATCCGGTGGAAGGGATCGGGCCGTCCGTGGCTCCTGTCCCATCGTGAACCTCCTCGCCTACTGCTCTTCGTCTCGTGGTCTGAACTTGCGCCTCGGCAACGGCTCGACGGCGGCGAACACCTGTGCCGCGAGCTTCAGGCCCGCGCGTGCTTCGTCTAGGTCGTACTGCGTGGGGTAGTGCTTCAGGAGCCGCCGCGCCTCGGCCCGTAGTTCACCCGGCACCCCCGGCGTGCGCTTGGGGTCAACAAGTGCCGCGAGGAAGTGCCGGGTTTTGGCGATGGCTCGGAATCGTTCGTGTGGCAGGGTCATGGCGCAAGGCTCCCTAGTCCCTCACTCCTCGGGGTTTGCGTCGCTCATTGTATCGGCCTTGCCGTCATGCTTCGCCAGTTCCGCTCGGAGCCGTTTGATCTCCGCAGCGGCTTCCAGCGCGATGCCGTAGCCGTATGCCTGCCACAGTCCCTCCAGCCGGGAAACAAGGTCGCGGTCGGTCATGGCTTCTCCTTGAAGCAGTCCCAACCACGCCGCTCGGCTTCAAGCAATGCGCCTCCGTGCGTTTCGCTATCCAACTCGCACGCCTCACGCCTCGCCTCGTCGCGCTCTTTCTCAAGTTCACGGCACTTTTCGGTCAGAAGATTGTTTTGATACCGCGCATTCTCCAGTTCCTCGGAGAGCCTAAACCGCTCCGACATCGCAGGATGTGGATTTGGTGTTGCATCAGTCATTGGTGTTTTCCTCTTTGAATCAGTCGTTTGAGCCATAGCAATCCCAACCCCAATCTCGCATGACAACGACGGGGTTGGCATAGAACTTGTCGTCGTATAGGCTCTGATTGATTTTTGCCTGCTTTTCACAGGCGGTTCGCCTTGCTTCGTCACGCTCTTTGCGGAGCCGATCAATCGCATCGGCGGCTGCGTTGCGAATATGTGGCTCAAGTTCTGTGGGCAGACGGAGCATGGTTACGATAAATGAATCAGTCATTAGTGTTCTCCTTGAAGCAGTCACATCCCCTTCGCTTTGCTTCCATATGCGGATCAGCCATCGTCGGAAGGTGTTCGGCCTCGTTGTTGCACACCTCTCGCCTCGCCTCGTCGCGCTCGTCCATCATGCGGCGCATCTCATTGCAAATGCATGAGTAGTCACGGCGCAGCCGCTCAATCTCCTTGATGGCACACTCAATGTAGTAAGCAGCAGTAGCAGGGGCATCGAAAGTGTCTGCACCGCTGTCCCGAATGGTTGCGGCAATCTGCTGAAGGCGGGGGATGGTGTTGAAGTTGGTGGTGGGGTCAGTCATTGGTGTTCTCCTTGAAGTTCTTGTAGCACTCCCAACCAAAACGCAGCCGTTCCATTTCCTCCGTGACATCCACCAAATGAGATCGCAGGCACTCAATCAGGTGAGTTCCCTCCGCGTTGGTGCTGCTCAAGCCACGAGTTGCTTCAAGAATCTGCCTGCTTTTCTGTTCGTAGTTGCCACGAATGAACTCAAACATCCGTGTTCTCCTTGAAACAGTCCCATCCGCGTCGCTTGGCTTCGCGCTTCTTGTCACTCTCATTCATACGAAGCCCAGTTTCGTTCATGCTGCACACCTCCCGCCTCGCCTGGTCGCGCTCCGACCGAAGCCGTTCGATTTCATCGGCGGCTTCGCGGCATATTTCACCGTGCGGAATGCAAGTGCAGTCTCGAAGTCGCCTAACGAGTTCGGTGTCGTTCATGCAATTCCCTTTGCTCTTGTCGGAAGGTTATTCGCATAGCGAGCCACACGGCAAGCAGCACGATTGTCGCGGCGATTACCAAGTTCGCGGCGGTCGGATCAAAAAGCGGTTCGCCTTGAATGCTGGCCGGGCGTTCTCCGTGCCGCATCGTAATGTACGGATTGACGGGCGGCGTACTCACGGCGTGTTCTCCTTGAAGCAGTCCCATCCCAGTCGTTGAGCGATTCCCTCTGCACCTCTTGCACCTTTCCACCCGAATGGGTGACCTTCAACCTCCAACAGTTCTTCACACAACCTTCGCCTCGCCTCGTCGCGCTCGGCGCGCACGGTTTCGATTTCCGCGACGAGCAGCGCGTTGCGCTTGGCGAGCCGTTCGGCCTCGGCCCGTTCCGTGTCTCGCTCCTGCGCGTAATGCTCGGCCATCTCGTTTGCGACCTCAAGCATTCCGAGCAGTTTCTTCACCTCGTCGGCTGCTTCATCCAAGATGTTGGGGCTTCCAACGGTCGCCCTGACGCGATCCGATGCGAGCCGAAGTGCGTTGATGATGTCCTCGCTCATGCTCCTGCTCCTTCGCATTCACCAAGAAGAATCTGAATCGCTGCGAGACTAATACGCTGCTTTCCGGTCGCAACGAGCGACAGGTATGTAGGACTCAATCCGGTGCGCCTTGAAACATCCCGAAGGCTTTGCCCGCGCTTCGCGAGTTCGATAGCCCGTGGCCCGTGATCCGCCAGCACGACCTCTCGGTACGCCTCGTCCTGCGCAAGTCGTTGCACAACCTTGGCGAGCGCGAGTGTTTCCTTGGGCGCGTTGCGATTGATGGTCACGGGAACGGATCGAAGGATGTTTCGCTGCATCATGGTGTCTCCTGTGTGGCTTCTAGTGCTGCGTGAACGATGCCGACCTGATACTTCGACCATGCCGCGACATCGGCGGGTAGCGGCGATCCGTCAAGAGCCGCGTGCTTCCTGCACCGGGCCACGGCCTTGGCGATTTCTTCGCGCGGTGCGAGCAAGAGCGTGTTACGCATCTGCTTCGCCTCGCGCTCGACCTCGTGGGGGTCGATCCCTTCCTGCATCGCCCGAGCGTGCACCACCATCTTGCGCTGGTTGCGTTTGATCTCGCCGACCAGTTCCTCGGCCTTGCAATGCGTCCGGGCTAGGCTCGCTCGCAGGCTCTTGCAGGCTTGCACTATGTCCTCGTGGCTGAAGCCCTCAAGCACCTTCGCGGCCTCGGCGTGCCGCTTGGAATCCGGCTTGGCCCACGAGGAGCCTCCGAAGTACTCAAGAATCGTTGCTGCGGTTTCGGCTCTCATGGTGTCTCCACGGGGTCAAGGTATCGACCCTGCCCAAGCCAAGTCGCCGGGTGCGGGATGAACTTCGGGTCGGTTAGTTTGTGCTGCTTTGCGAGCGCGTCGATCCGCTCCTCCATCCAAATCAAGGCATCGTGCGGCTCGTCATGCTCGAAGTCCTCCATGACCTCGCGCACGGCCTTGTCGAGCAGGGTCATGGCCTTCTTCCGGCCGACCTTGCGCGGGAACCGCTGCCACAGCGCGTCGAGCGCGGCTTGCGGGATCGTGGCTCGCCTGTTCGGCCTCGGATCATCTGACGGTGAAACGGGCTCGACGGCGGAGCCGTTGAGCGTATCTCTGACCTTGCTTTCGCTGTCGGTTCCGATCTCGCTTTCGATTTCGTTATCGCTTTCGTTTTCGATGGCATCGTTCTGCATTGCGTCCGCATTGCGTCCGCTATGCCACCGCATTGCTGCGGCATTGCGAGCCTGCTTGCGCTTCCGGTCGCCTGCCGCAAGGCTCTTTGCCCGGATCTCCTCGCAGCGGGGATTCCGAAGCAGCCCGTCCGGGCCGAGGAGGAACTTGCGCTTGATGCGATCCCAGTGCGCGACCGTGCCCGGTGCGATCTCCTCCAGCACTTGCGGATCGGCATTTAGACCGCCGTTGCTGTACTGCTCGCAGAGCAGATACAGATACGCGAGCGCAGCTTCAGCGGGCCACCCCCTCGTAGACCACGCGAAGCGTTGGTAGTAGAACGGCATGAAACCCATCGCGCCGCTCTCGGTTTGTACACTCACTCGAAGCCTCCTGCGCTCTCTATCAGCGCGGTTACGGTTAGAGACGGCTCCCGCACGCTACGGGGGCCGTTTCGCTTTCCATCATCCCTGATTCTCTAGGGATTGCAAGCGTTCGGTTTCCACGGCCTGAATTCGCTCGCCGATCCACGCCATGCAGTTGCAAGCCATGCTGTTCCCGAGCGCCTTGTATCGCGGCCCGTCCGGGCATTCGTCAGCGCCCTTCCCGCGCCACGGGATCGCGGTGTAGTCATCCGAGAAACCTTGGAGCCGCTCGCACTCACGCGGCGTGAGGCGACGGACGGTCATGCTCGCTGCATGGACGGCGGCGACCTGTTGCGTCACCTCCGAGGACTGCGGCGACCGCGAAGGGTCGTTGTGCGCCGTGAGCGTCGGACACGCCACCGCCGCGTGCGCCGCGTTGTCCCGCGCCAGCGTGTGACACGGGTCACCCGGCTTGCGGTTCTGGCGATTGACCGGAGCGGTGATTTGGAACAGGTCGTATGGGATGGGCTGTAGCACCGCGCCGAAGTTGTCCTTATCCGGCATTCGCTGCGCGCCGTTGGCGTTCTGCTTGGTCAGCGTCCCAGCGCAATCGCTACCGTCCCACCATGTTGACCTTGAGGCAACATAATGCTGCGCGTCAACCTCCGGTGCGCCCATGCCTGTCGGGCCTTTCGCCGTCAATGCTCCAACAACATCAGGCACAAACAACGGCGAACCATTCAGGGCGTGTTGATCCGCTAGTCCAAGCTTGTCTCCGAATTCGTGGTTGAGGGTGCTTGCGGCTCTTGCGGGCAAGCAGCCTGATCTAGTGCCTGCTTCAACATCGGCGGGAGCTGCTTTCCGCGCCTTTCTGCTCTCCTCAAGATGCCAGCGCAGGCCCGTGCCGAGAGCAAGAACCTCGGCGGCAAGTTCCCGACCTCTAGGATCTCGCTCAAGGTCGAAACCAACGACGAAAACCCGTCGCCTTCTTTGCGGCACGGCCTTGGGCCATCGTCCGTCCACTCGGCAGTATTGAGCGTCAAGCACCCGGTAGGCCCACCCGTACCCGAGTTCGCCCAGCGCCCCGAGGAAGGAACCAAAGTCCCGTCCTCCCCCGCTTGACAGAACACCGGGGACATTTTCCCACACAATCCATCGAGGCCGTAAACGCCGAGCGATTTCAAGATAGGTGAGCATGAGTCCTCCGCGTGGATCGCTAATTCCTTTGCGGAGTCCGGCGACGGAGAAAGTTTGGCAGGGCGTTCCGCCCACCAGAAGGTCAACTGTTCCTGATTCAAGAGGCCACTCCTGATGTTTGGTCATGTCGCCGTAGTTCGGGACGGTCGGATAGTGATGCGCGAGAACCGCGCTGGGGAACGGTTCGATCTCGCTGAATGCAACTGGAGTCCATCCGAGCGGATGCCACGCGACCGTCGCGGCCTCGATTCCGCTGCACACGCTCAAGTAGCGCACGATCCGTCCCCCAACGATTGGATGCGTTCCGTCCCTTTGTCGATCTGCGCCTTGACATCGTCCAGCCACGCCTGCCGATCCTTCGGCGAGCGGTAGAACGAATGCGCCGCCTGCTGCATCGTGAGCGCGGTGGGCGCGGTGCAGCCGATCAGCTTCGCGATGCCTGACGGCGTGGCGTTCGTGTAGGTGTGGAGCGCGTCATACGCGAGCCTGCGGGCCGCGACGGCTTCCTTGCCGATGCCGGAGCCGGGTTGCGGAAACTCGAAGCCTCGCGCCTTCAGCGCGGCCTCGACGGCGGGAACGACGATACTGGGGGCGTACATCAGGAAACCTTCAGGTAGGGTTGCTTCGGAACCAGTCGCGCGAAGGGCAGCGTACTGCCGCCTTCGATGGCATCTCGGATCGCATCCTTGTCCGGCGTGATCCGCACCTCCTCGCGCGTGAACTCCGGCGGGACATCGCCGACGATCTCGAGCGCGGCCTTGCCGCCGGGCATCGCTGCGGTCGCCCGCCATCGCGGCGTTTCTAGCGTCTTCATGCCCTCGGCCTGCATGATGCGAAGCACTTGCCCCTTCATCCACGCTGCTACGGCCTCGTCGCGCTTGGCCCGCTGACGCAGCCGCTCGGCCTCGACCTTGCGTGCCTCCGCGCGCACTTCGATCTCGCGCACGAGTGACAGCACCTCGTCCACGCAGGCGGGCAGGCTCTCGGCCTGTCGCGCAAGGATGTCGAAGTGTCCGTCCATCGCCTCGGTCAGCTCGCCCTCGCTGTCGAGCAGCATCGCCTCCAGTTCGCGGGCCGCGCCGGAGGCTTCGTACAGTCGCTGAATCGTTCCCATATCGGTGTCCTTTCGTGTGGGGGGTGAATAGCCCCCGGCGGACTTGCGTCAACGCCGGGAGCCTTCCGGGGGTTCAGAACGGGATCTCGTCCTCGGCAGGCACCGTGGCCGCCTCGGGCTGCGTGGATTCTACCGGGAGCCGCAGGCCGTACAGCGTCCAACCGTACTGCCCTTCTTGGATGAACGCCTCGACCTGCTCGCCGCCCATCGCGTCCTGTGCGGCCTGCATCAAGGTCTGGTCGAAGCACGAGGCCCACTGCTCGCCCTGCGCCGTGCCGAACAGAATTGGCCACCTCTGCCCACCCTTGGCGGTCGGCTTGCCCTGTCCGACCTTCTGCACCGTCAATCCCTGCCGCCATGTGCAGTCCTTGGCGGGCCGGGAGGCCATGACCTCGCCAAACGCGCTATGAGCCGCCGGGGCGCGTTCCGGGGCCAGGGCCGGGGTCGGAGCCGCCTTCGGGGCCGGAGCGGCCTGTGGGGCATCCTGCGCGGCCTGACGCGGTGCGGGGGCCGGACGGGCCGGAGCCGGGGTCGCCTTGCGCGGCTCGAAGGTGCGGTCATCGCGCCGATCCATCTCGGCCTCGTCCTCACGGGGAACGAGCAGGAGGTCGCGGAGGTAGTAGCCGAGGCTAGAGGTCAACGCGCCCGCAAGAGCCTTGTCGATCGGCCTGCCCTTTTCGGGGATCGCAGGCCAAGTCACCTCGTCGTTCGCCGTCTCGCCGCTAGCTGCGTGGGTGAGGATGAAGGTGCTAGTGACGATCCCCCCCTCGGGCGTGCCGTCGAACTTCCACCCCGCCCGGCGCACAGCCAGTCCCGCGCCGTGCAGCACCTCGCGGCACGCGCCGATCATCCCTTCCGCGCTGACATAGGAGTAGTGGTGGAAGCTATTCTTCGCGTCCTTTGCCACGCTCGGAAGAGCGCGTTGCGCCGCGAGGAGTGCGGTCGCGAGTGTCTCGGTCTTGCTCATGGGTGTCTCGTTTCTCCTGCGTTGAAGGTGCAGGCCGTCCCGCCCCCGGAGGGGCGGTGGGGCTTGCGCCGTCAGATGTCGAGTCCGCCCTCCTGCACCATAACGGTGCAGGCGTGGTTCCGAGTCACGATTTCAGGGCTTCCCACAAATCGCTGTCCACCGTACTGCGAACTGCGTTCCTGACGGGCCATCGAATTCATAATGTCCTGCTCATCCATCGAACGCAGATCGCCGAGGAACACGGTCGTTTCACGCCACCCCTGCGTCGATTCAACCGCCTCGACCGTCTTGATGATCGTGACCGGATGCTCGCCGCCGTTCTTGTAGTCGCTGATGCTGCACTTCCAAGTTTCGCTCTTGATTCTCATTTGCGTCTCCTGCGGCCTCGCCGCGTTTGGGTGTCTCTGTCAGCCGCCCCGGCTGACGGGTGAACTGTACCACACATCGGCAGGCTGTCAACGCCTTCCACAAACATTTCGGAAAGATTTCCGAAAGGGGCCGGAAGCGCGGCGACTATATAGAGCCTGCCTTGCCGCAAGAAAGAGTTAGGAAATCTTCTAGTGGTGGCTTGACAGGGGCCGATGAGGGGGTACCATTCAAGCGTCCCCGGGGCGGGGACACCGAGCGGCCCGGTAGGCCGAGGAGACACCCATGACCGACCTTCACAGCGAAGCCGTTCTCGACACCTCCCGCAGCCTTGATGCGAAGGGAGGTGCGCGATGAGTCGCATCTTGAATAGCCGAGGAATCATCGCTCTCGCGCAGACGATGCGAACGGTATGCGGTCTCGACGCAAACCTTTCAGACGAACGGGTGCTTGATATCGTTTCGCGTTCGACGGGTCGCGCGGCAGAATGTGGCTTGACGAAGTTGGAACTCGACGGAGAAATCGAAATCCCGCGCCGCCTGACCCGTGATGGAAACCCGTTCGTGTTGACTGCGCGCTCGGACTGGTTCAGCGAAGTTGCTGATGATGAAGGAGGTGCAGCGTGAATCGCACCATCGCGCAGCACTTGGAGGGCGATCTCAACCCGGACTTCCTCGCCGGAATGCTCTGCAAGAGGGCGGGGATGTCCCCCGCGCAGCTCACGGCGGCGTTCGGAGTCGGTGCCGCGCTCTACCGCCTCAACGCGGAGGAACTGCGCATTGAACAGGTCGAGCGCGGCGAGTTTCAAATGTCGCTCGCCATCGCCGAGCAGTGCGTCTCGGATGCAGCAGAAGCGTACGACGCAGCCGTAGCGACCTTCGTGAAACTGTGCAGCGATCTTCGATTGGAGGTGGTGGATGCGCCTCGTTGAACGATGGGTGAGCGATAAAGATAAGCAGTTGCACCAGATGCGCCTGCAACCCGATGCGCCGCTCCTCACGCTCGAGGAGTGCGCGGAGGCGTTGGGAATGACCTACGAGCAAGTCAAGTACCTGCACGCGAGTGCGCTTCAGAAGATCGGTGCCGCGCTCTCGGTCTACGGCTACCACAAGGAGATCGCCCGATGAGCCTGCTGTGGTTGATGCCGGAAGATGACTTGCCGCGCCCAAAGTCGCCGGAGCCGTACGGCCTGCCGGAACCCGAGCCGGAGCCGGAGCCTGATCCGTTCAGAAGGGAGGAGCCATGACCTACCGTTACGAAAGCCGCCTCGCGTTCGACGCGGTCACGCCGTCCATCGGAGAGCTTGCACAGCGCGTCCTCGACCTAGTTCGCAGCAGCGGGTCGCACGGCGCAACTTGCGACGAGGCCATCGCGATCCTCGGCCTGACGCACCAGACCGCTTCGCCCCGGTTCACGGAACTGGAGGCGAAGGGGTTCATCGTCCGCACCGAGAAGCGTCGGCGCACCCGCAGCGGGAATCAGGCCGCGATCTACATTCTTGCCGATTCGCCCGGATTGTTCTCAAGTCCGAGGGTCGGGCGTGCCGATGCTATGCGTGCAGTGATACGGGCGGCGATGACCGCCCGGACTACAGGGGACTGGATGGCGTTCGACCAAGCCCTCGGCGCGTTGCCGAAGGCCGAGCGAGCGCGACTTCAGAAGTAGGAGACACCATGCTTACCATCCGACTGACCCGCGCGGAGGCGCAGTTCATCCGCAACCGAATGCGTTTGACCGCGATGAACGAAACGGGCGATGACGCAGCAACCGCCGCGCAGATCGCGGATGCCATCGAACCCGAACTGGCAGGCTCCGCGCTGTTCCGCGAGATCCGCGAGGTGTTCGCAGACCTTTACCCGGAGGGCCGCGAATGAGCGCGCAACGCAAGCATGACCTCGTGGACTTCTACCTCGGCTTCGCCTTCGGCCTGTTCGGCGTGGCCGCGTTCATCGTAGGCTCGTGGAGTCACGGGTATCTTGAATGGCTGATCCCATGAGCCCCGCCCAAACAGCCCTCGACATCATCGAAACCGTCCCGGCGGTCGTGCCGTGCTGTTCGGGCGATCAGGCCGTGCCATCCTCGACCATCGCAGCTCTACGCGAGGCGATTCGCAACGCGGCAGAGGACGAGCGCATCATGGCTCGAATCCTCGCCCGTGCGCTCCCAGTCGCGCAGGCCCATGTGGTGAGGATGCAGGCCGAGGCAGACGGTGCGGTCGCCCTCAACGGTAAGCCGCACCCGGTCAGCGAAGAGCTGCTCCTACAGGCTCGCGAACTGCTGTATTCGATCCGAGCGCGGGTGGGGGTGTCCGATGACTGAAGTACTCCTGATCCTCGTCGCGTTGATCTGTGGCGCGATCCTGTGGCACCTGTTCACCCGCAACACGCCGCCGCAGGCGCGGATCGTGCTGCCCGGCCACCCGATGCACCGACTCGACCGGGCACGGGAGATCCCGTGGCACGAGCCGCGCGTACCGCTCGCGGCCACGCACATCGCTTGGATCATGCACGGCGAGGGCGATCTTGGAACCGTCCACACGCTCTACCTTCAGACGCTCGCATCGCTCCGGCAGGAGGTGCAGGATGCGAAATCGCCGTGGGGGCCGATCATCGCGCACAGCATCGAACTAGAGTGCGACATTCGAGGCCGGGGCTGCATTCCCACCTCCGAGGTGATGTACGCGGTCGCTCGCGTGGACAGCGACGGGAACGAGTACTGGCTTTCGCGCGACGGTTCGTGGGTCGCGCGATGGAGCGCGGATGCCGAAATCTTTGAGGTGTTCCCCGGCCAAGTGCGCTAGGCCGCTACAATCCACCCGCGCGGGTCGCCCCCCCGATACTGCCCGCGTCTAGGTGTCTCGCCCCGGTGGCCCTCGCGGCTGCCGGGGCTTTTCGTTTAGGCTACCGCGCATGGCAAGGATGCCCCGACCCAAACCTCCCCCCGACCTCTACCGCGCACTCGAGGCCGTAGGCGACCTCCTGCGCGAGCGCGAGATGCCCGACCTCGCAGGCGATGTCGAGGCCGTCGTGGACGCGCTGCGCTCCATGCTTGAGCTGACCCGCTACGGCGACGCACTGTGGGGGGACGAGATACGCAACCTCCTGTGCATCCGGCACGCGCTTCGCCCCCGGCGTGGCACCGTAGACGATCCCATGCGCGGTCGCCGCAAGGCACGCCGCATTCGCAGGCGGTCGTTCAGATAGTCACGAGCGAATCGGAGAGCGTCGGCGTGGTCGAGACGGGCAGATAGATGCCCTGCCGCTCGAGGCCGACGAACCGCGCGAAGCCCGCCATGAACTTGCCGTTCGTGCTGGTGGTGCTTGTGACCGCCGTCGAGAAGGTGTCGTTCTCGGCCCAGTCCGTCACGCCGGGGTAAATCACGAAGGACGGCCCGCCCGCGTAGGCGCGAACCATCGGCACGAGAACGAGTTCATCGATCACGAGCGTGTTGCCCGAACCGATGGCCGTGCTGCTGTAGATATCGAGGTAGACCGTGGTCGGGATCGCGCTCTTCGCGAGGCTGAAGGTCGTGCTGCTCACGGCGTAGGAAGTCGTGACACTCGACAGGTCGAGCGTGATCTCGCTGCTGCCCGTCAGCACGGTGCTCGAAGAATTGCGTAGGCCGATCTTCACGACACCCGTCGTTCCGCTCGCCGTCTTCTTCGCGTAGCAAATCAGCGCGTAATCCGTGTCCGGCTGAATCGTCACGGGCGTGCTGTTCGAGTAGGCGAGCTGCTGCCGCAGGCTCGTCAGCGTCGAGCCGTCGCCCACGATGGACAGTGCATAGTCACCGCGTGCCGGGCTGCTCGACCGAAGCACTTGCGAGCCCGCCGATCCGGTGGTGATCGTCCACTGCGCCGGAGTGTTCGTAGACCAGTTCTCGAACGCGCCGTTCGCGATGATGCTCTTCCCCGGCTCGCCAGTCGGGCTATTGATCGCGGCAGGCGTGGCCGTGATCGTCGCGGCGGTGCCGCTGCCACCCGGCCACTCGGTGTTCGTGTAGGCACGGTTCGCATCGCCTCCGAGCCGGAACGAGGCCGCTCCAAAGTTCAGGACATTGCCGGGAGCGACACAGGTGCCCGTGATCGTCTCGGCATACATCTCCTGCAGGAAGTCGGTCGAGGCCGGGCGATACGCCCGCGCAAGGACGGTGCCGTTGCCGAGGTTGCCCGCCGTGATCGTCGTGCTGATGCTGCTCGTGCCGACCGAGCGGAAGGACGCGCTCTGCGCGATCATCGAATCCCGCAGACCCTTGTAGGCCGTGGTCAGCGTGCCGTCGTAGAGCTGCCCCTCGGCGCGGATCGTGTTCAGGATCAGGTTGTTCGCCGCCGACTGGAGCATCGGGTACAGGCTCGTCCCGAGCCTCGCCGGGAAGCCCGTGATCGGCGCGTCCATGCCCGTGAACGGGGCGACCGCCGAACGGTAGTCCGTGCCATCGAACTGCGTCAGCAGGCTCGACAGGTCTGCGCCGTACAGGGGGGACATCCGGGTCTTGATGTCGTTCGCGTACCCGAAAATCTTGCCGAGTCGCGTTGCGAAGTTGGTCAGATTGACGGACGAGAGCGTTGGCATGGCGGCATCCTAACTGACCGCAGACCACTTTCCGATAGGGCAGGACTCGCTCGGCAGGCGCACCTTCAGGGCCGTGAAGCACCCGCACTTGCGGCACTTCGAGCCTGTCCAGTTCTCGCAGCCCTTGCAGATCGCAAGCCGCTCCTGCGCCATCGGGCTGTCGGGAGTCACGAGCGCGGCCATCGCCTTCGGCGCAGCCTTCACCATGTCCCACAAGCCCGCGCCCTCTCGCTCGACCCGCTCGGCCTCGGCCTGCTCCTGCGCGGCCTGCGCGTCCCGCTTCTCCTGCTCGGCGCGGTTGAACGCCTCGGCATCAGGCTCTCCACGCTCGTACTCCACCGCCGGAACGGCGTATCGGATGATTGGAACCGCCACGCCCGTGCGCTCGTCAGGCACCACGCCATCGGCTGCGATGGCAGCGCGATCCTCTTCCCAGTAGGCAGGGTTGGTCTGTTGCTGCTCGTAGTGCCGCTGCTTGATCGCCGCGCTCGCCAGTGCGATCTCGCGTGCCATCGTGTAGGAGTACTTCACCCGGAGGCTGTTCGCGTTGAATGGTGTCATGGTGTGCAGGATCGATGCGCTCGGTCGTACCCCACGCAGACGCTCGTGGAGTAGTCGAGTTCCATCGTATACGAGGGCACATCGTTCGGCTGCCACACCCCGTCGATCTTCGTCCCGGTATGCGGAATGCGAATGATCATCTTCGACATCTTGTTGTCGCAGCAAAGCCTGTTCCGGGATTGTGTGAAGCAGCGCACTCCGTTCGATACAGTCAGAGACTCGCCGTTACAGGTGTCGGTGATTCGCTCCACGATCTCGTCCGCGTTGCAGGCGATGTCGACAGTGGTCTCCACCGTGTTCGATCCGAAACAGTCGGTGTCGGTTTCGATTCTCGTCACGCCCAACCGCTTGCCCGCATCGGCGCAGCTCGGCGCGTTCAGCGCGAGCGTGTCGCAGTAGTTGTTCGAGAAGTTGAGCGGGCCGAGGGTGACCGTTTCGGTAACGCTCGCATCCGTCTTGATGCTCGTGACGAGTTCGAACCACACCTTGATGACACAGGTCGGGTTGTAGGTTGTCGGTCGCTGACAGGGACTCGGCTGCGTGTTGTTCCCGCCCGGTCGCGGGCCGACTGGAGGGATGACGGGAGGGCCGACACCACCACCTCCGCCGCCTGTGCCCGGTCTCACACACCTTTGAAGGTCTTCCGCAGTTGCCGTACTACATGGGCCAACTTTGACCAGTCCGACTACGGGAGGCCCGTTTAGTTCAGGACATCCGTTCAGAACATCTGTGGGCTGATTGTTCATACAAGCGCACACAATGCAACGGGTGCCGCAAGCCTCTCTACTCCAATTCAAATACCCCTGCTGACTACCATACAGTCGGGACAGAGCGAAGCACTGGCATTTCGTCACATTGTCCGTGCAGTTGCACGCACTACAGCATGATCCGGTTTCGCTATCGCAGGGAATGTTGCACTCACTGCTTGTACAAGGCCCGGCAACATTCAACCACCCACCCTGATATCCGGTCTCACACGCAGGGCGTGAAAACACATGAGCGGACTGCGTGTATCCAATCTTCAGGAATGCGCCCGATAGATCGAACTTGCTACAGCAGTAGCAACGGAGACACGAATCGGGACAAGTCGTTGCTGCCCCCTGCCATTGACCGCCGATGCGACGGCATTCGCATTCCGTTGTCTGTTCGCAGCCCGGAGGCGTGTTCAGGTCGCCGCGTGTGCAGCAAGCCCCGAGCGGCCCGTTATCGCACCAGTCGGCATCGCAGCAGCAGTTTCGATCCGCGCTCATGCACCGACGACACCCGTTGCCACAAGGCTCAAGGCCGTGGCGTTGTCCGCATAGGCCCGCAGCTGATGCCCGTCCGGAACGAGGATGTTCTCGAGAATGTGATGGTCGTGCGAGGTCAGCGTGTGGTTGTGCAGCAGGAAATCGCCCTGCGTCATCTGCGCCGTGCCACGCACGATGCCGAGGTAGACGCTGCGCGTGTTGTTCGTGCTGTTGCAGATGTAGATAGTCTTGAAGAACAGGGATTGCCCCTCAAGGCCCGTAGCCACGGCCTGCTCGACATCGGTGATCGCGAATCGGATGAGGACGGGCTGGCTCATGCTGTTTCGATGATACCCGCGAGTTCGCTATCCGTAGCCTTCGCGGCACCACTTGCACCCATGTATGGCCAAGTCGGCGCGGTCAACGGCGCAAAGCCGCCCGCCGGGGCAGGTGCGCAGCGCACTTCGACATCCGGCTGCACCGCGATCCAGTACGAGGTGAAGCCGAGGCGGTTCGTCACCTCATACACCGGAACGATGTCGAGCTTCGGCGTGTAGGGCCGACGAATCGGCTCGTCGCCCGCCGGGCCGAAGTCCCAGTTGAAAGGCATGCCGCCGACGCTGTGCGGCCATTGCAGGGTCGTTCCGGTCTGCGGGTTGGGGTTGAACCACTGCTCGTAGAGGTTGAACGCGACACCCGCACAGAGACCCTTGTAGCCAAGCGCACTGCCGCTCGACCAGTACATTGTGAATGGGTTCGCGTCCGGCGCAGCCTCCACGAAGAAGTAGCGGTTCATGTAGAAACGCTGCTCCGTGACGGCGGTCGGATCTTCTGTAAACGCCTGCTGCACGCCAATCACGCGGGCCATGAAGATACGCACCACATTCGACCGCTCGGTTCGACGCAGGCTCGTGTGCTTCACGCCGCTGACCATCGCAGCCGTCACGCCTGCGCCGCTCGTCTGTGCTTCGACCTTTGCGCCCTGCGGGTACAGGAGCGGGTGGTTGTTGTGCCCGCGAATGCGGTACTCGACGCTCGGAATGCCGATGGTTCCGAACCGAATCGTCTCGTACTGCAAGCCCACGCTCGGGGTGATCTGCGACAAGCGACCCTGCGCCATCGGGTCAGGCATCCGCGTGAACACGGCCTCGCCGTCCGACACCTGTCGGAGGTAGTCCATACGCGCCTTCAGCAGTTCCCGGCGACCCTTCAGCGTCGTGTCGAATCGCTCGGCGAAGCTGTAGTCGAACACCATGCCCGCGTCGGTGGGTGTCGGCGTGACGGTGTTCGGGTCGAGCGACTTGATCGCGGTACGCAGCAGACCGCTCGTGTAGTTCCACGGCACCTCGTAGTCCACGACCGGATCGGGCGAGATGTACTTGTCCACACGCGTGTTCGTGTTGCCCAATCCCTTCGGGCCACCGACCGAGAGCCAGTACTCCGGGCCATTCACGAACGAGCCGCCCGTCGCGGCGTTGTGATTCGTTCCCGGCAGGAACGCAGGCACCAATCCGTTCGGCGTGCTGTGGCCGATCATGGCCGGGATGTGATCGCGAATCTCGACGGTCGTGTGCGTCGGGCTTGCGACATCCGTGTGCCACAGCGTCGGCGTGCGACTGTTCAGGCCGTTGACGAACCGGGTAGAGATAACCCCATCCGTGGTCTCATGGCTTCGGCAGTCCACGAGGTGCGCGTAGGTGTGCGCGACATTATCCGCACCGTATCCATAGGGCGCGATCCACGGGATGTTGTACGCCTCGCTGCGCTCCGGCCCGAGCCGAGAGCAGTAGAACGCCTCGTGCGACACAACCACGGTCTGCGGGAGGTCGAGCGTCATCGTGTTGATGTAGCCCGCCACGCGGTAGTCGGCCATGCTCGACAGCCAGTTCGGAAGGTTGGGGACGGTGCCTGCGGTCTGCGTCCCGTGCGCTCGAGCGAGCGACAGCACGAGCGACAGGGATCGAGCGTCATACAGCCACACGCAGCCATGCCGCTGCGCGAAGGTGTCCAACGCCTCCCCAAGTGTCATGCCCCGGAAATCAAGGTTCACAATGTCGCCATCGTCAAACGCTGCCGCACCCGCAGGCTTGCCGAGCTGCGCGTCGTAGAACGCGAGATCCAGTTGAAGCACGCCGTTCGTCGCGAACAGCACTTGAGCAGCCAACGCACGCAGGATCTCGTCCCGGCTGTAGGGCCGTTGGATATGCGTCAGAGCCGCCGCCGTGTTTGTCCAGTTCCGACCCGGCACTTGCAGCGATGCCTTCCAACTAGGGGCCGTCGTTTCGCCCTGCACATAGGACGGATCTTCAAAGCCGGGGAAGTCGAGAACCGCAGGCGGGTAAGTCACCGTCGCGGCCACGGTGTTCGCCTCGAACGCGACGGGCGGATCAGCGAGCATATTCACGCAGCCGAGAGCCATGCCGCCGTAGTACTGCTGCTGATTCGTGTTGTTTGTGCTGTCCGTGATCGCGCCGCTGCTCGTGATGCCGTCGTGGATCAAGTCCGACCGGAACTTGAGCGACCGAATGCCGCGCAGCATCGAGCGGACATCGGTCAACTCCATGACGAACAGCGTGTCGTTCTGCTGCGGGCGACCGCTCAAGTTCACGGCAGACGAGGCTGCACCGCTGCGGCGCAGTTCTCGGATACTGGTGCAGATCAGGCTTGCAAACACCATTGAGCGCGGCGCACCAAGCGGCGTTTCCACGGCGTTGGTGCCGCCCGTCAGCGTCGAGAGCATGGACATCGCTTCCGCTCTGCGGGTCGAGATGTCATCTCGCGAGCGGAGGATCTCGGCCCCGACAGGCTGACGCATCGCGCCATAGTCGCGCTCCTGCTCGTTCACCGGAACATCCTGAACGATTGGCGGTGCGGTTTCGGCCTGCGGCGCAGCCTCCTCCGGTGGGTTCACGCTCTCGTCCCGGATCGGATTCGGGATGCCGGGGTTGTTGATGATCGCGAGCTGCGGCTGCGGCAGGCTTGCGGCATCGGCGGGCAACTGGACGAGGCCGCGCTCCGTTGTGCCCCCCTGCTCCGACAGGTACAGCGTCCACTTCAATGGGTCGTTTCGGTTCAGAGTGGCGATGGCGTTACTGGCGAAACCGCCCTCGTCACTCAACGGATGCACAAGCACGCTAATGCGTGCGCTCTCGCAGGCTCCTACGAGCGGGTTCTGCACCACATTGATCGCGTCCGCGTCGTAGCCATTGGCCCGCAGCAGCGCGTCGAGTTCCTCGCTGCGCCTGACGATGCGAAGCTGCGTGTAGTCCGTGTCGTTGTCGAGCCATCCGTAGATGCCTGCCATGAGTGCATCCTACGGTCAGCCGCCCGTACTGCTCGGGTCAAGGTAATCCTGCGGCGCGATTGTGCCGTTCCGGTTCTCGCGGTTCGTGACCTCAACGCTGCCGGAGTACGGGTTGCGCGGCAGTTGCAGGGTCTCGGGCATCCACACGGCGCGATTCGGGCCGGATTCTCCCCCGATGTACCGCCGGAGGTGTGCGCTGTTGGCGACCGACACTTGCAGGCGGCGGGTCGCCCGAATGGCGATGATGCGGTTTCCGCTCGCGTCAGGCGGGCCGTCGTTCATCTGAATGTCCTGCGAAACGACCGCGTAGCGGTCATCTACCTTCGGCCACGGCACCGCAATGCCACGCACGCGCGTACTCATTTCGACCGTCTGCGTGATGATGACCTTCGGCAAAGACATCTGGAAAGAGAACTGATGCTCGCCGCCCATCGTTTCCATCTGCGAGAATCGCGTGTCGATTCCCACACTCTGCGAAGCTCGGTACGAGAAAATCGCGGGCGCGTCCGCTACGAGTTGTTCATCCGGCTGTTCGCCAGTCTGTGCAGGCTTGGCGACATCGCCGCGCTCGTTCGGATCGACGAACAGACCGTCCGCTTGAGCATCTGATGCTTCAAGGGCGACAGCCGTGCCCTGCGTGGTTCCCGTCAGCGTCACCCAAGTGTTCGCAAGGGTGCAGGGGTCGAACTTGAACTTCGGCTGATAGCCCGCGCCAAAGGTCGAAAACCCGTATGCGGGGACATTCAGCGCGGACACGCGCGAAGGATTGGGGTGTGAGAAGAGGTACTTGTAGAGCCATCCGTCCACCGCACCGACCGCTTCATTCTGCGGCGTGTTGACCATCGAACCCCACGCCGTGATCTCGACCACAATTTCGTTTCGCTTGAACAGCGAAGGCTCGGCAACCTTGAACGACACCACCGTGTCCGGGTTCGGCGGCATGAATCGAATCCGCGTCAGAGCGATTTCAAGCGCACGGAAGAACAGACTCGCACGCATGGTGCGGTAGTCCGTCGCGCCCGGTGTGGTCGCGTTGTCATCGGATGTCTCAATCGGAGGGCCGATCAGGTTGCACCGGAACACCTTGCGACCGATTTCATTCCCTTCGATTCCGCGCTCGTAGTCGAACGACGCATCGCCCGACAGCGCAGGAAACGGCAGGCTTGCGGCGACCTGCTGGTCGATGATGTGGAACACAAGCGTCTTCTGATCGGCCTCGACATAGAACTCCTGCTTCGTCCTGCGGAAGCCCTTTGGAATCAGGCCGCTGACGAACTGGCGATAGTCCGAAGGACTCGCGGAGTAGGTCGCGGGACTTCCCGTAGCCATGTTCAGGTCGGTGATGTTGCTGTATGGGCGCGTGGAGGTCGGCGGCGTTTGCGCCGTAACTGGCACCGATGACGGCCCGCCCGTGCCGGAGTTGGATTCGCTGATTTCAAGGAAGCCGCGCCGCTCGATTGTGGACACACCCTCCTCATCGATGCTATGCGTGATCGTGATTTCGGCCTGCTGAATCGGGCTGCTGTTGCAGTTGTGCCAAGTGAACGAGAATCCGATGACGAAGGTGCCCGTATATCCGCCCGTGATCTCGGTGATATTCACCGATGGCAGCGGCCCCTTCCCAGTGTCTCGTATGGTCGTGTACACAGACTCGTCGCTGCCCGCAGCGAGGTACATGGTGGTCGCGTTGTCATCGAACTTGATCGACAGCAACTTCCCCGGCACATTCAGGGTATTGCGAATGTCCGCAAGAGCAGTCGTGAACGCGCTCGAGTTCTTGTAGATGCCGACACCCTCGAGCGTGTGCTTCTTGCCCGTTCGGTTGCGGTTGTCATTGTCGAACTCGTTCTCTGTCGTGAAACGAGAAATCTTGCAGTTCGTGATCGCAATGCCGTTGTAGGTGACGGTCGCCATTCTTGCGCCTTATGGATAGGTGCTGCCGGGAGGACGGAAGAACGGTGCCTGCCCGCCGGGCGTGGCGTATCCGGGCTGCGCCGTGCCACGATAGAGACCGGAGATCGATGCGATTTCGCGCAGCTGCGTAGCGGCCCAGTCGGAACCATTTGCCTGCGGTGCGGTGTTCTGTGCCACCTGTGAAATCTGCACCAGAATGTCCGTCAACATCTTCAGCGAATCATCGAGAGTGGATGCGACCCCGCCGACTGCTGCGCCGACCGTGTTCGACACGCTAGACACGCCCGCAAGGCCGAGGAGGTTTAGAACCGATCCCGGAACCAATCCCGTTGAGAGTTGGAGCAGCACCTTCCCGATGCCGCTCTGATATTCCTGAATCAACTGGAAGATGCCGCGCAGCACCTCGATCACAGAGATCAATGCGTTCAGAATCGGCGGGATGACCGTGTTGACCCGTTCGAGGATCTGCACGGCTGTGCGAAGCAGAGCCCCCGCAAGAACACTCAAGAGCCCCTGAATCAGCAACTTCCACGGCTCGAGCAGTCGCATGAGTTCGCGATACCACCGCAGCACCATCGTGTACATCGGGCCGAGTACACGAGCCTCGCGCACTTGCTGCGTAATGTCCTGAATCTTCAGCGCGACATTCTCCATCATTACGCTCGGCGAAAACTTGCCGCGCTCACTGGCTGCGCGAACAGCTTCCTGCACGATGTTCACGAGTTTCTTGAACACCTCGACAATCTTCGGAACGATCTTTGCGATTTCGTCCGCGACCGTGCCGACGATGGCTCCGATAGCCGCTCCCTGCGGGCCGAAGGCCATGCCGATAGTCGCCCCGAGGGTCGCCATCTCCCCGCCGCCCTTTTCCTCCGCTTTCGTAGCGGACGGGCCTGCCCCCATGTCGCCGAAGTCGATCTTGATATGTCCGAGGTCTTCAGCCATCGTTCATGACTCGCAGCATGGTGCGGAAATGTGCGAACGCACTCGCCAATCCTTCGACATCATCGTGCGCCCCGCCCTCGACGCGAAGCAGCACTTGCGCCGAGGACGAGGCATTAGTCATGGCCCACCCCGAAATACCTGACGCAACCGCCACCGCCAAGGGAAACGCGCCGCGCGGCATGGTGCCGACTCCCGGCGCATCGCCGAGCAGCCGCTTGGTTTCGCGCTTGCCGAGGTCGAACTCGACCTTGACTACCGCATGAATGCGGTATTCCATCGTCATCGCGTTCACGCTTGAATGCTCGCCGATGGTCTGAAGGTTCAGCGGCTCGATCTGAATGCTCGGCGCGGCACTCGACTGGAGGCGCAGCTTGTCCACCACGAACGCCCGCGTGCCCGCAAGCGTGGCAGGCAACTGTGCGACGATCCGCGCCGACAGGGCGGCGAAGAAGGTCTCGAGCGTCGTGGAGGCCGTAACACTCACGGGATCACCGAGTTGTTCACCGTTGGGGAACCGCTCGTCGGAACCTCGATGCCGTTGGCGAACGGAGCAAAGAATCGCTCCGTGTAGGACAGAACCGACGAGGCGTAGTTGTTGGTCACCTGAACGGTCATCCGGTCACCGATGCGCCAGTCCGTGCCGCCGCCAATGATCTGAAAGAACTGCCCGTTCGTGCCCTGCTGTGGCGGCACGAATACGAACAATCCATCGACGGCCACCTCTTCCGTCGCCAAACCGTCAAAGCCGAGCGTGGCCGTCAGGCTCGTCACCGGAGCGTCCCACGCGCTCTGATACGAGGAACTCGCAAGCGTCCACGAGGTGCTGCTCGCAAGCGCATCGAGCGTCTTGGCCGCGCCGCCCGTGTTGTCCTCCAGTTCCATCGAGATGTCGCGCGAGGGCGTGCCTGCCACCTTCTTGTACCAGAATCCAAACACGACGCGCCTGCCGGGGCCAAGCGTGGTCACGGGGAGAGACTGGCTGATCTTCGTCATAAGGCCGTTGCCCGTGAACTTCAGGGCACTCGTGCCACGGAATGTTCCCGTGGTCAACTGCGAAATCTGCGCCGCCTGCGACACGACCGTCCACCCGCTCGGCACGCTACTCACCCAAGTCTCGAAGGTTCCGTTCGTGACGATGTTGGCATTCACATAGTCCGAGGACACCATCGTGGTGTTCAGGCCCGTGCCGCCAGGCCACTGGCTGTCGTTGATGTTGGGGTAAGCCGTGCTTCCGGTCACGCGGAAAACCTCACTGCCCGCCACCGATCCGGTGGTCGTATCGCTGATGCACTCGAACTGAAGCAGGTCGGTTCTTGACATCTGCGACGGCTCGCCGCTGAACACGATGGTTCCGGTTCCGGTTCCGGTGCGAGAGATAGCACCAATCGTCACCGTGTTTTGCAGCAGCGAAGTGCTGCCGGAGCGCATCTGACGAACCAGTTCCCGCATGGCCGGAAGCGTCTGCTTCGGGATGTTCGCGTTGTCCGAGTTGACCATCTCCGTGAGAGTCTTGACACCACCTTGCACCGCCGCGCTGATGGTTGCGTCCGTGCTGTTGTAGATCGAAAGAAACCGCTCGAGCAGCGGCGTGTACATATACCGCGTCGCCGCCGTGTACTGCGCGTCGAGGTTCGTAACGCGGGTCACGATGCCTGCCCGCGCGTCGAGCTGCGTCTTGGCGATGCCGAAATGCCCGCCGAGGCGGTTGTAGAGCGTGGTGAGCGAGACGGTCATTGGTCGTGAATCCCTATCTTGAGTTCCTGAATCAATTGCTGCGCCGTTGGCTCGCCGTTACCACTCCGCGCGAAAAGAGACTGCTGTATCTCTGCCATCGACTGCTTGTTTCCGAATGCTGCACCGATGGACAAGAGAACCGGAGCGGCACGCCATCCATGCACCATTCGCAGATTCATCATGCAACCCATCGCAATCTCCGGCGGCATGGCATAGGGGGAAACGCCGTAAACAGCCATGAAGAGGCTTACGGCGCGAGTGCTTTTCCCAAGTCGCGGAGCTTCATGCTGACCCGCAGGCCGATGGCAAGGGCTTCCGCGTCCGTGACCGCGCTTGCCTGATTCTTCGGGCGCAGGCAACGCTTCACGATCTCGATGAGCTGCGCGTTCGTCGGCTCGGGTACGCCCGTCAGTGCGATCTCTGCCATGACGAGCAGGCCGTCAATCTGGAACTGCACCTCTCCGACTTGGACGCTGATGTTGAAATCGTCGTTATTCATGCGGCCATCCTACGGTCAAGAGGTTGAGCGCGTGTAGATGGCCGAGCCAGCCGTGCCGGGCAGGATCTCAAACTTGAAACCCGCTCGGGTCGGCTTGTTGCCGATGTCCTTCACCGTCGTGGAGACCAGCCGACAGCGATCCACGGTGTAGTGCGGTGCGCCCGTAATGTCCGAATCGACCTTGAGGGCGACCAAGAGCGCACCCGATGGGTCGTAGGCGAGCGAGCCGACCTTCGGGAAGTAGAAGGTGTCGGCAGTAGTGCCGCTCTGACCATCGACTCGCTGAAGAAGGCTAGCGAGCTGTGCGGGGTCGTAGGTCACCATCGTAAAGTTCACATACGCGCGTGCGCCCATCAGGATCGCGTCGGCGGGATTGTTGCCGAACTCGTTCGTGAAAACATCGTTGTACTGGTACTCGATGTCGATGGTGAATAGATCGTCGTTGTCGGTTCGGCCAAGTTCGGTTGCCGGAGTGGTTCCGGCGTTGCCCCACAGGATCTTGTGCGGGCCTGTCACATTCAAAGCGATGGGCATGGAAGTCCTCCGATGGGATACTCTAACGCGCTCCGAGGGCGCGAGCGATAGCCCGTGCCACCTCTCGGCGGGCCGTTTGCGGCATGGCGAAGATCGGGCGGGCGGGCACGGTCACGCCGTTCCGAGCGAGCGCGTACTCGCCGCGCTTCATGGCTTTGGGGTCACGCCGCACCGCGCCACGGGTGAACGGGATGAAGTTCGGCCCGCTCGTCTTGAAGCCGTGTTGATGGAACACAGACAGGATCGAGCCCTGCAAGGTCATGCGAATGCCGCTCGTCGTCGCGGTCGTTTCGGCGGTCAGCGAACGGTACAGGTCGCCCGTGTCCTTGAGCGGCATCCCGCCCTTGCGGTAGTGGTCGATGGTTCGCTTTTTCTTGCCCTTGCCGATGGTCACCTTGGCCGTATCGGCCCACAGGGCCGCATAGCCGCCGACATCCGCGCCTCGGGAGTCGATCCGGGCCTGCGCCTGCTTCACGAGGATGCGAGCCACCTCGGAGGCTTGTAGACGCTTCAGGAGCCTCGCGCGAAGATCCATCAGTACGCCTGCGTGCGACGGGTCGGGAAGAAGGTGCTGTCTGCGTTCATCGCAAGGCTACCCCGCGTGCTCGAGGTAATCACCTGAACGGTGGCCGTGCCGCTGTCGCGCTTGGCATCGACCGCGAACACCCGCTTGCCGTCCCGAAGGTCGCCAAGGGTCGCCTGCGCCCGGTTGGCCTTCGCCTTGACGCTCTCGGGGACATCGCCGCCGCGCCGCTCGAACAGGAAGCAGAGGGCCAAGTCGGCCACGAGGCCGCGCAGCATCCCGTTCCCGTCCGTCCCAAGAGTCTCAATCTCGGCCACGGTGTAGGCGTTCGACCGGGTAGCCGCGCTCGCGACCTCCTCCCCAGCCCGGAGCAGAGCTTCCGTGATGATCGTGGACGAGGCCACGGTGCCATCCGAGTTCGTATCGGATGCCAGTTCAGCGAGCAGCCGAGCGTCCGCATAGAGCGCGAAGTTGCTGTTCGACAGGAGTTGCGCCATCGGCATAGGTCAATCCTCCAAGAAAGAGGGCCGCCCGGTGATTAGCCGAGCGGCCCGTGAGTTGCTGCCGTAAGGGGCCGCGTCAGGAAGCGATGTCAGCGACATACACCGCAGCCAGCGGCGCAGTCAGTTCGATCGCGCTGTTGTCCGTCACGCTGCCACGGATGCGACGGTTCCACGGATCCTCAAGAGTCTCCACCGTCATGTCCTCGTAAGCGAAGATGCTGACGGTCGAGAACGACGGGCCTTCGTTGCCGACCATGCCACCGGGGCGGCTCACGAACGCAATGCCGGGGGCCGCAGCGTCGCCGTAGAAGAATCCGACCGACTTGCTGGAACCCTTGCGGTTGCTCACGCGCACGGTGTCATCCACCACGACATTCACGCCGAACATCTGCGACGGGAGGCCGTAGGTAGCGAACTGCGCGTCACCCTGAAGGAAGTTCAGAGCAGCCGGGTAGTTCTTCACATAGTCGCGCACGCCATCGGTGCTGGCGAGCAGACGCGCAGTTACGGGGTTCATCACCGCGCAGATGTCGCTCGGGCCGACAGCCGCGTTCGTGGACTGCACGATCTTCTCGCACGCCGTGCGGAACAATACCTGCACACCGTCCGTTTCAGGAGTGGTTCCGATCACATTGTTGTTGATCAGAGCCGTCGCCGTCGTGTAGTGACCCGCCATGTTGCCAGCAGCGTACGAGGTGTAGCGCATGGACGAGTCGTACGAGGTGTTCGTGCTGATCAGGGTCGCAGCGCGATACGAGCGGTGGGTCATCATCTTCGCAGCCGCAATGCGAGCGTGCGAAGCCACGATGTCCCATTGCGCCTGTCGCGCAGTCTCCTGCGGGATGGAGAACGACGACTGGTAACGAGCGCAGCCGTAAGCCACGAAGTCGAAGTCGCTGTTGATGCCGGTCGGGCGGTCTTCACCAAGAGGCCAAATGTTGTCCTGCGTGCTGACCACTCTCGCAGTCTCCTCCTCGTCAATCCGAAGGAACCAGCCAGCGGCCTGCTGCACCGGAACCAACTGTGCGTAGCGGGTGATGGCGAACTTGTTTGGACTGCGAGTGAACTCGATCTGAATCTGCCCAGTTGCGGCAGAGAAGGTGGGGACGAAGGTATTCAGACCTCCACCGGGTGCGACTTCAGCCATTGCTCATTGCTCCTTGTGTTGGGTGATTTGGTGGAAGGATCAGGCGTAGTAGTTGAAGCCCGCAACCTTCTGAATGCGGATGATGCGACCAGCCGCACCGTCCTCCAGCGCGACATAGCCCTGAAAGCGACGCGCTCCCGAGCCGCCTGCAGCGGCAGTATCCGCAAGGCGAGCCGTGCCATCGGTGTGCGCCTGCACAAGCGCACCACGAGTCGGAGTCGTGGCGGTGTGGCATTGAACGAGAACGACATCGCCACCCTGAAGGGTGATCGCATCGCCAGTCGTTGCGTGGTTCGCGCTGTCAAAGCGGCGAGTGCTGCCATCAGTCACACCGACAACAGCCGTCGTGCCGTCGCTGGCCTCAAGGCCCGTGTTGTCCGCAGAAGTCGAAGCCACCACGAAGCGATACGGACGGATCGTGCCGCCCGCGATGAGTGCCGGAGTATCAGAGAACGATCCCATTGTCTTGTTTCCTTTCGATCAGGCGGTCTTCTGACCGCTGTACTTTGCGAACAGGCTCTTGAACTTGGCGAGATCGCCAGCGGCCTCATGCACCGCACGAGCGGTAGCGGTCTTCACATCCATGCTCTCGCGACCCTCGTCGGTCACGGTGTGCTGCGCGACGGTCGGCACATTGATGGGGTTCTTCGCCATCGTGGCCTTCCAGAACGCGATCTTCGCCGAGGGGTTGCCGCTGTCGGCCAGTTCCTCGACCATGCTGTTGCGGAACTTGCCGCAGCGGTAGCCGTCGCGGATCATGCCGTCGACTTCCTTGCCGAACCGCTCCAGTCGGAGCTGACGCTCGAGTTCCTGCACGCGGGCGAACAGAGCCTTCTCGCTCGTCTTGCTCTTGCTCATCTTGGCCTTTCCGCCGTAAGCGGCCTCCATCTCCTCCTCCTCCTCCTCCTCCTCCTCGCCGGAGTGGGAGCCGATGTCCACATGGACAGCGTCATCGAACTTCTCTGCGTCCTCGGCGGCGTAGGCCATCTCGGCCTCATCGCCCTCCGCAGCCATCGCGGCAGCGTCGGCCTCCTCGGCCATCTTGTCCTCATCCTCGTCAGCGGCGCACTCGTCAGCAGCGGCAGCGGCGAGAGCCTTCTTGGCCTCCTCGTCGTGCTGCTCCATCTTCTTCTTCATCTTGCTCGGCATTGGCTTTCCTTTGGTTCCTGACGGGATGAAGGTGTTCAGACCTCCGCCCACGCCAATTTCATCGAAAGTTTCCTTGGAGTCAATAGAAACGACCCGCACGACTCCCATAGGCCGCTCGAAGACCACCTTCGAGCCATGCTTCGTGAACCTCGTATCTGGCAGCGGCCTGCGCGGCGTGTCACGCCCGAGCAGAGCCACCTCCGACAGATGGTTGTCCTTCCAGATTTCCGCACTGCGGCGGGGGTAGGCGTTGCTCGCGAGCAGCGAATCGAACGCCTCCTTCGGCATCTCGACATCGCCCACGACATAGGCAACGCCGTTGCGCTCCTCGTAGCGAACGCTGGTGATGTCGCCGACCGCCTCGGGCCGCGTGGGCTTGCCGTCCTTCTCGTGTTCGATGACGAGTTTCGGACGCATTC